GAGTGGACGGTGAGGCGTCCTACGGCAACCCAGGAGCGGACGGTGGACGGGTCGATGCCGTAGTGCCGGGCGACGTCGTTGGACGTCATCAGGGGCGGCTCGGGCGGGGGCCCGTCCTCGCTGTCCTCGCCCGTCCCGGCGTCCAACTCCAGCGTCCTGCCAGTGTCCTGGAAGTCCTCGCGCTCCAGGGTCACGGTGGGCCGGGGGCGCGGGACGAGGGGCAGGAGACGGGCTCCGGCGGGTACGACGTCCGGGGTGGTGCGGACGCTCGGGACGGGTGAGGACGCGGACGCGTCTTGGGCGTCCTGGCGCGTCCCGGGTGGGCTGGCCGCGAGGTGCAGGAGGTGTCCGACGACGGCGGGTGGGACGAGCGAGGTGACGGCGATCAGGACGGGCTGGTCGGCGATGACGTGGCCGGTGGTGATGAGGTGGGAGACGACCTGGGCGGCCATGGCGAGGCCGAGTGCGAGGCAGGCGCCGATGATGGCGGACCAGCGTCCTCGGTCGCCGGTGCGGCGGGTGGAGGCGACGGCGGCCGCGATGCCCGCGTAGGCGGACAGGACGACCGGCATGCCGTAGGTGAAGGGGTCGTTCCATCCGGCGTTCTCGGCGAGGTGGTATTCGCCGGGCGCGCACATGAGGAGGGCGACGCCGAGGACGATGGGCCGTCCGCCGGCGGTGAGGCCGCGCACCCACAGCGGGGCGGCCGGGCCGCGGTTGCTGGTGGTCGGGGCGGTGCGCCGAAGCCAGCGAGCGAACAGGCGGCGGATGCGGGTCACTGGCCCTCACCCCTGTCGGCGCTCACGGCCGCGGCGAGGCTGCGGAGCCGGAACCGCAGCTTCACAGCAGACCGGATCATGTCCTCGACGTCGTGGATGTCGGAGGTCGCGGTCTCGGTGAGCGCCTCGGCGGCCATGCGCAGTTCGTCGGTCACGTCGAGCGGGACCGGGTCGCCGTAGTCGTAGGTGCGCAGGGGTGTCGCGGTCACTGGCCACCGCCCGGGTGGATCCCAGTGCAGGTGCAGTCCTCGAACGTGCGACCGCACCTGGGGCAGGTCGGCACGACGACCTTAGGCGTCTTGACCCCCAGGGCGCGGAGCAGGAGGCGCAGGGCCTCGCGCTGGGCGCCGTACGCCTCGGCGTAGTCGAAGCCGTCACGGCTGCTGTCCCCGTAGATGTCGAGCATGCGCTGGGCAACGCGGGTAGCGGTGTCCAGGCTGGTGGGCTCGGGGACCGGGCCGTAGGCGGCGACACTGATGGCCGCGTAGGACGGGGCCAGGTTGACCGCCATGGCGCGCTGGTACTGGCCCTTGGCGTAGTCCTCGTCGCACAACTGGTGCAGCTCGGCAACGCGAGCGTTCACCCCCTGGACGGGGGCGATAGGGTTCCGCTGGGTCATGAGGGTGTACTCCTCTTGATCAAGTGGTGGTCCCCGGCGGCCGGTAGGGTCGGCTTGCCGGGGCTGCCCGCTTTCCGGGCCTATTCGGTTGTGGTCGGGGAGCTGTCGGTTGGGGGTAGGGTCCCGGTCCCGTGCTCGCGGATGGATCGTCGGACTGCGCTCGGGCTGACACCGAGGACCGTGGCGACCGCCGTCTTGCTTCCCAGCTCTCTCACGCCGTCTTCGAGCGCTGCCGCTCGTCTTCGGGCGCTGGCGGAGATCAGGTTCAGCAGTCGCTTCTGTCGCCGGTCTTCGGCATCAACTCGTTCGCGCCAATTGGTCGTTGGCACACAGGCCAGACTACCCGAACCCTAGTGTTCTAGGCAACGCTCTTGGGCTGAAAGTGCGCCAGCCGGAGAATCTCCGCCTCCGTCCCGTAGCCCGTCCCGCACCAACGGCACCGAAGAGACTCGCCCGGAAGACGGGAAAGCACCGCGCCGCACACCGTCCCCTGGTCGTCGGTGACGGCCACACACAGCCCAAGCCGCTGCACCCGCGGCTCCGGGTCGCCGACCACTGACCGGGCCTGCCGCTCCAAGTCGTGCACCTCGCGCGCCAGGTCGCCGGCCGCCGGGTAGCTGGCCACGATCCAGTCGATTTCCCGGGCCAGCCATCGGCAGTCCTCGGCGAGGCTCCCGGGAGGTGGCGTTCCGCGGTGGGGCCAGCGGACGCGGCGGACGTCGGTCCGCCACAGCCGCATGACCTCGGCGGCGCGGCCCCAGTTGACCGTGTCCAGTACGTCTTCGTCGATGGGGGAGCGGGGGCCGGCCGCGCTCTTGGTGGCGACGATCTCACCCCAGCTGGACTGGCGGGGCACGAGGCACTCGCCGACCTCGGCGTACAGGGCGGGTAGTTCTTCCAGCCGCGCGACCAGCTGCTTGCTGTGCTGGGTGCACAGGTAGCCGCTGGTCGCGTTGCCGCACAGTTCGCAGGTCACGGGGTGGTGCTCTCCTTGGGCTCAGCGAGGGCTTCGAGCAGCACGACGGCGAAGCCGTGGTGCGGGTGTCCGGGCCTGGCCGTCTTCCACCGGGCGGCCAACTCCTCGGCCCGTTGCACCGCGGCCTCGGCGGCCAGGGCCCGCTTCTTCCACTCGTCGCCGCGGCGCCAGCCCTTGTTGGCGTTCTCGTACAGGGCGTCCAGGTCGTCGTCCGTGATGCTGTTGGCTGTGTGCCGCCGCTGCTGGCTCATGCGCTGTCCCGGGTCTCGTCGAAGGTGCGGGCGATCGCGGCGAACGCGTCCTGCTCGGCGGTGCTCAGCTGGCTGCGTGCGGCGAGCGGGCGGGTGCAGCGCCGGCCGTCGTGCACTCCACCGTGCGACTGCACCCACAGGTTGCAGCACGGGGTGAGCGGTGGGGGCTCGGGGTGGTACGGCCGGGCCATGCGCTCGGCGCGGGCGGCCTCGGCGCGGATCCGGCGCTGTCCGCGGTACTCCAGGCGTGAGCCGAGGTAGGCGATTCCGGCGCCGTAGCCGAGCAGGGCGACGGCGATCCACTGCTGGTGCCATGCCGCGTAGCTGGCGAATCCGGCGAGAGCGAGAGCGACGAGGGTGAGGGCTCGGGCGAGGCGTAGGGGGTTGGGCATGTGGTCCTCCGTGCGGTGGGGCCGCCCCGCGCTTGGCGGGGCGGCCGGTGAGCTACCGGCGGTGCCGACCGTGCGGTGGCAGGTGGCCGTGTCGTGCCCAGTGCGGGACGTACGGCGGGGCGGGCTTCCGGCAGACGACGCGCCGCCAGTGCCGCGCAATGTCGATGGCCTGGTACGCCCAGAACACGAGGCAGACCAGGGCGCCCCAGACCAGCCACTCGACGGTGGTCATGACACGGCGCCCTCGTCGGCGCCCCACTCCTCGCAGGCGGCGTCCAACTCTTCGGCGCGCTCCCACGAGCCGCCGATGATCCCGCCGTCCCAATTCGGCTGGCCGAAGTTGAAGGAGTGGCCGGCGCCGATGCTCCGATCGATGACCTTTCGGGTGGCCTCGACGATCGCGGCCGGGGACGCGTAGCCCTCGGCGGGCAGCCACGTCGGGTACTCGTTGGAGCCGTCCGCCTTCAGCTCGGCGAACAGCCAGACGGGGCCGCGGTCGGGCTCCCCGTGCTCGGCCTCGATGCCGGTGTGCCACTCCCAGATCAGCAGCAGGCCGTGCGGCCACTCGGCGTCGTCCTGCGCCTCCTCGTCGCCCGAGGCGATGGTGCCGGACGGGTCGACGGTGATGACGGCGTTGAGGTAGCAGTACATGCCGCGGGTCTCACCGTCGTCAGTCCAGCAGTGGTCCGTGAGCTCCAGTCCGGCGGCGGTGAGGGCGTCGCAGACGGCGGTGATGTACGGGTCGTGGGGCAGGGTGCGGGTCTCGGTCATGGGTTCCTCCGTGGTGTGATGGATGGAGGTCCGGGCCTGTTAAGGGCAGGCCCGGACCGCTACGCGGCGATGGGAAGGCTGAGCTGACCGAGGACGCGCCCGACGCGGTCCTGGTCGATGAGGTCGGCGACGTCGCCCGCCGTACTGCCGCGCGGCACCTTGATGCCGAGGCGCCGGCACAGACCGAGCTGCTTCGCGGTGGGCTGGCTACTGCGCCACCGGGCCTCGCGGGCAACGAACGCCCCCGGGGCCAAGGTCTTGGCCTGCTGCTCCAGCCACGCCAGGGCCTCCGGCAGCTGCCGGGCCACGTCATCCTTCGGTGGATGTACGCCGTTCGCCTGCGTCCAGCGGCGCATCCGGTACAGCCGGGTCCCGGGGTCGCGGACGAGGAACAGGAACATGGCGCCGGTCAGGCGGATGAACCAGGTGCCGTCCTCGGTGCGCAGCCACCGGATCGCGGACTGGCCGAACAGGTTGATCTCCTCGGCGGTCACCTGTGCGGCGAGCGCGCGCCGCTTCTCGCTGGCAACGTGCTCTTCGGCGACCTGCCGGAGGCTCTTGCCCTCTTCGGCCTCGCCGATCTCCCGCTCGGTGAGGTCGACCATCGAGGCGAGCTTGTGGCGGGAGGCGGCGCCCATGACGTCGAGCAGCAGTGCGTCACGCTTTCCCGGCGCCGGGCGCAGGCCACGGCCGACCATCTGCACATACAGGCCGGGCGACTTGGTCGGCCGGGCGACGACGATGCACGAGGTGTGCGGGGCGTCGAATCCCTCGGTCAAGACCATGCAGTTGGTGAGCACCTGCACCTCGCCGGCCGCGTACCGGGCGAGGGTGGCGCGGCGCTCGTCACGGCCCATGTCACCCCACACCGGTGCCGCCTTGATGCCCACCGCTTCCAGCGCGGCGGCGGCCTGCTGGGCGGTCGCCACGGTCGGCGTGAAGACGACGCCAGCCCGGTCGCCTGCGTGGTCGACGTACGCCTTGGCGATGGCGTCCAGCGCGCCGGAGTCCTCCAGCGCCTTGCCGAGCTGCCCGTCGATCAGGTCGCCGCCCCGGGTCTTCACCTTGTTGAGGTCGAGGGTGTCGACGGTGATGGCCTTGCCGCGGACGTCGCACAGGTAGCCGTCGCTGATCATGTCGAGGATGTCGAGGCGGAAGACGACGTCTTCCCAGACCTCTGCCAGGCCGCCGTCGGTGCGGGTCATGGTCGCGGTGAAGCCAGCCGTCGGTACGCCGTCCCAGGCTCCGAAGTGCTGGAGGACCTCCATGTAGGTGCGGGCGGCGGCGTGGTGGCACTCGTCCACGATGATCAGGCCGATGTCGCGGATGGCCTCGCGGCGCTTCGGTACTGCCAGGGTCTGGACGCTGGCCACGATCACGTCGGCGTCGTGGTGGTCGTCGCGCTGGGCCTTGACGATGCCGACGCGGAGCATGGGGTCGACGGCGAGCAGCTTGGAAGCCGCCTGCTCGATGAGCTCCTCGCGGTGGGCGATGACGAGCGCGCGGCGGCCGCCGAGGCTGTCGAGCATCTGGTGGGCCAGGTGGGAGAAAACCACGGTCTTGCCCGCGCCGGTCGGGAGGACGACGGCCACGCGGTTCTTGCCGTCGGCCCAGCCCTGGCGCAGCGCCTCAATGGCGTCGAGCTGGTAGGGGCGGGGGGTGAAGGACATGGGGCACCTCGATTCGGTGGTGGAGGGAGAGGAGCGGTACGAGCTGCGTACCGGCTGCGTACCGGCTGCGTACCGGGCAAAAAGTGGCTCTGACCTGCTCTTATGTCTCTCTCTAGAGCAAGTGGTACGCAGGTACGCAGAAACACATAGGGGTCCATGTGTGTGCGCCTGCACGCACGCGCACACGCGGGCACGCGCGCACACGCACACCCCCGAGGGGTGCCATTTCCGGGCGACTGCGTACCGGGCCGTGGAAGGGCCCGGATATGCGCCTGACCTGCGCAGACTCGGGCGGCCCGCTGGTACGCACGTCGTGCGTACCAGCGCCGCGGAGGCCGTCATGCCGCCACGTCCTCGTCGCCGAACGGGATGCCCTCGGGGGTGAAGGCGAGGCACTTCGCGCGCGCGCCGTCGAAGCGACGCGGTACGAGGTGCGCCGGACGCTGGCTCTTCAGCGTCTTCAGGTAGCCGGCGTCCACCCAGCTGCCCACGACGGCGTCCAGCGAGTAGTCGGCCGCAGCAAGGATCTGGCGGACGCGCTCGGGCAACAGCGCCACCTCGATGACGCCCGCCTTGTCGGTGGAGAGGGCGCCGAGCCATCCGGAGTACGGAGGCTTCTCGTTCATGGCCGCACGCGTCGCGGTGAACAGCTCATGGGAGTGGCCCGCGATGTACTCCCGCAGGACGTCCAACGCCATCTCGGGCCGGTTGTCGGTGGGGTTGTGGGCCGTGAAGAGCGTCCGCCAGACCTCGTGGGCGAGCGGCTCGTACGGCAGCAGGCCAGTACGGCACGCCAGCGTCTCGGCGAGCACCAGGGCCGCCACCATGGGAGCCCTGCGGTTCGTCATGTCGCTGCCGCCGCGGAACTCGTCCACCAGCGTGCGGTGGTGCTCCTTGAGCTTCTCTCTGCCGTTCGGCTGGGCGAGGCCGCTGAGGATGTACCGGATGAACTCGGGGCCTGCGTGCCCGTGGTGGGCGAGGACGCCGTCGCGGGCCGCGGCGGCTGCCGGGCCTCCGCCGTCACCGAACGGGGCGATCGTCGTGCCGAGGATGCGGGCAGCCGCGCCCTGGCTGGTCGTGAAGCTGAGAGCGGGCCGCTCGCCGGAGGACAGGAGGATGGTCTCCCAGGGCAGCATGTTGCCGAACGCCCCGCCAGACCTGGCCTTCCCGTGGTTCATCGGGAGCTGGTAGAGCACCTCGTCGATGAGGGTGTCGTCCGTGACGGCCATGGTCTCGTCAAAGACGGTGACGATCCCGCGCACCAAGTTCAGCCGCTTCTCGATCGCGTACAGAGTGGTGCGCCAGTTGGACATCGCCGATGCGTGCTCGGACGGGTCCGCCCACACGGACAGCGCGCACTGGAGCGCAGTCGTCTTGCCCTTGGTGGAACGGCTGCTGATGTCGAGGGTGAAGGAGTTCAGGCCCAGCGGCTTCAGCAGGGGGGCGGCGAGCGCGGCCGCGACGGCGACGCGCGGCACGGGGAAGCCGGTCAGGTGGGCGACGGTCTCCTGCCAGCCCTCCAGCGTTCCTTTCCTGGCGTGTGCACGGGCGGGACCGCGCTGCTCCTCGAACGGGACGTCGACCTTGATGCCGTCCTCGGGGGAGGAGACGAACGTGCCGTCGTCCTGCCAGCCCAGCCAGCGGGCCAGCTGCTCGGACGGGATGCGTCCGACGTTGCGGGCCTCGAACTCGGCGAGCCACTTCTCGACGGCCCGGGCGTCGCCCTCGACGGCGGGGAGCCCGGCGCTCCCGAGGTACTCGATGAGCTTCCTGCCGCGCTTCGCGGTCTCCCGGGAGACGATGCGGGAGATGCGGCGGGGCCGGCCGAGGCTGCGGTCGATCCACGACAGCTCTACGTACTGGTCGCCCTCGGGGTCCTCGAACGTCGCTGTCACGACCAGCGGCGCGAAGGTGACGCGGTTCCAGGTCTCGCCGTTCTGGCTGAGCACCTCGACGCCCTGGCCTGTGACGCGGTAGCCGTACGGCGTACGGACCGAGTCGGGCAGGCCGAAGGTGGTGTCGTAGCCGAACGCCGCGTCGTCCTCGGGATCGTCGGTCGTGGCCTCGGGTGTCTCGGCAGCGTCCGGCACCTCCTTAGCGGGGGCGTGGGCAGAGGCGCCCGCCGCACCGACCGAGACGAGGCGGCGGCTTCCGTATCCCTTCAGGGCGAGTTCGCGCGCGGCGGCCTTGTGGTCACCGCCGTGGTTGAGCAGGGCGTACGCGCCGAACTTGCTGTAGGGGACCTCGCTCTGGAACTCGCTGCCGGTGGCGAAGACGAACAGCCGGTCGTGCTCGTCTTTCCCTGTCGTGGCCTTCACACCGCCGACGCCGTCGGCCCATCCCCAGTAGGTTTCGCTGCCTCGGGTGTTCAGCGGCCGGAAGACACCCCGGAGGATGTCCGCCCAGTCGGCTCGGGCCTCGAAGTCGTCGCCCGGGCGAAGGGACCCGTCGGGGCGGGGTGGCGCCGGCCGGGGTGCTGTCTTCGGAGCCTCGTTCGTAGGCATCGCGTCGAACGCCTGGCACAGGGCGTAGAGCGCATCCATGTCCTCTGCGCTGAGAACGGGCATGGTGGTGGGTCCGCCAGCGAGCCGGACGTACGGGTTGCCACTGGGGTGAGTGGGCCCGTGCGATGGGGCGATGACGACGAAGCCGCCCTCGCCGCGCGTCTCGATCAGGACCCGCACGATCTTCGTGTTGGGCTTCTCGGCGAGGCGCTGGCGCTCTTCCGGGGTGTACTCGTCTTCCCGTGCGAGGCGCCGTGCCAGCTTCTTGTTGGCGGCTGCGGGCCTGCCCTGGACGATCACCTTGTAGTGCACGCCGCCGGAGGGGGACTGGTCGGCCCAGCCGCTGGTGACGGCCTGCCAGAGGTCGGCCAGTCCGCTGTTGTTGGCGAGCTCGGTGACCTTGTCGAGGATGCCTTCCTGGACGGCCAGGCCCTCGAACTCGATGAGTTCGACGTTCCCGGACACGCCACCGGTGACGACACCGATCCCGGTGCGGCGGCCGTCACCGAACCACCGGTCGTGGTCCTCGGGGGTGGAACGTTCGACCTTGTACTGGATCCAACTGCGGACGTCCGGTGCCTTGGTGCCGTCTGCTCGAACAGGCAGGACGCACAGGCCAGCCTCGTGCAGCTCTCGGGCTGCCGCTCGGAGGTCCGGGGTCTGTGAGTCGGTCAACGGGTCTCCCCCTGGTGGTGCCGGGCGAGATGCTCGGACTTAACTGCGGCGATGAACCCGGGGATGGCGGCCCTGTAGACGACGGGGCCCTCGCGGGGCTGCGGGCAGTCGGGACGGAAGCAGTCGTAACGGGCGCGGCCGTTCTCCGTGTCGATGACCAGCAGGCCGTCGATCTGCTGGGGGATGGGCGCGCGGCCCGGGGTGTCCCGGGCCCGCGCTGTCGAGGCGGTCACTTCGAGGCCCGGTCGGTGCGGGCGTGCCACGTCTCGACGTCCTCGACGTAGCCGGTGTCGACGGAGGCCTGGAAGTCGGCGGCGCGCTGCTGCTCTTCCTGGCGCCGGGCCACCTCTTCGCGGAGCTGGAGTAGGGAGGTAGCCGGGTCCTGCTTCGGGGGCAGGATGGCGAGACCGCCTCCGTCGGCGGTCCAGATGACAACCGCGCGGGGCGACTGCTCTTCCTCGGGAGCCCGGGACTCGTGCAGCGTGAGGTGCTGCTGGGCGGCGTACTGCCGTAGGTTCTCGCGCCCGAAGAGTCGGCGGACCCAGGTGAAGACGACGTCCGGCGCCCCGGTGATGCGGATGAGGTCGGCGATGGCATCGAGGCATTCGGTGACGTCTCGGTCCGCGAGCAGCTTGGCGGCCTCGATGCCGGCCAGCGCGCGGGTGGCCTCGGTCGTGGTGGTCGTGGTTTCGACCGTGGGAAGCTCAGCCATGAGCGGACCCCGTTCTCTACTTGCTGGCGCGGGTGGATTCGGACTGCTCGGACGGCGCTTCCGGCTGGACCCCGGGGGCGCCGTCGCTGTTGGCCGCTGCTGCCGACTGGACCTCGGCAGCAGCGACGGGGGTGAGGCGGAGGAAGGCGACCAGATCGGCCTTCCGTACGCGCTGGGCGCGGCCGAACTCGATGACCTCGATGGGGAACTCGCCCTCGCGGACGAGCTTGTAGCCGGTCCCCTCGCTGATGTTCAGGGCGGCGAACGCCTGCTTCACGGGGGGCATGGCCGGAAGTCCCAGGACCTGCTCCGGCGTCAGCGGCTGGATTTTGGTGGTCATGAGGCCTCCCTCTGGACCTGGAGGGGGACGACCGCGCGGCCCGCCCGCTCCATCGGTATGAACAGCACCAAGAGGTCGACGCCGAGCGCGGCGACGATGGCCTTGGCCTTGTCCTCGGGCACGGTCCGCTGGGCGCCGGACATGAGGGCGCCGATGGTCCCGTTGGCTACGCCGGCGGCGGCGGCCAGTTCGCGGCTGGTGATGGACTCACCGGTGCCGGTGCGCTCCATGAGGAGCTTGAGTCGGTCGCCGCTGACGACCGCGTACATCGTGGGTGGAGATTCGCTCACGTTCACCTCGCGGTATGAATCATTCATCGCGCTGAACGGCGATGCCGCGAGCATTCCATGGGCTGAACGGTTTGTCCAGCGTGCTGAATGACTGGGGGCGTACGGCGGTAATCGGTCAATGACTCAGTGCAACCTGGCGCGAAAGCCCTACGTGCTGAACAATCCGTTCAGCGCACACAATGAACGCAACACATGACCTGGGCGTACGCCCCAACGAACGCCGCAGGCCCTGAACGCCTCGCATCTCCCCTTGACCACAGGAGTGGCAGGATGACCCCCATGGCCTCTAACCCGACGCCCCCAAGTGGCGATGCCCGGGAACCTGAACGCCGCACGCAGTTCAGGGACTTCATCCGTAACCGTCGCGCTGAGCTGAACGAGAGTCTGGACGTCTTCGCGCGCAAGGCGGTCGACCCGGTGTCCGGGAAGCGGGTGACGCGCGGATGGATCGTCCGGCTGGAGTCGGGGGAGAAGGTCAACGCCCCGGGCTATGAGGAGCTGTGCGCCCTTGCGGCGGCCTGTGAACTGCCGGTGGAGGCCCTCCAGGATGCAGCCGGTTCCCAGTTCTTCGGTGTCGACCCACTGAAGAGTGGTTCATCGGAGGCCAGGGCCTACGTGCACAAGCTGGACCAGCTGCCCAAGGAACAGCGGGACAACCTGCTGCGCCTCATTGACACGCTGGTGCCACCGCATGCCCCGGGCGAGTGAAGTAAGCGCTAACCATGACATCACTCTCTGTGATGATCGCGAGCAGCCTGTAGCACTTTGGGGCTGGTGGTGCGATCATGTGCGAACGCCTTTGGAAGGAAGGGTGCTGGTCCAGAATTAAAATCGAACGCGTGAGCGGGAGATGGGGGAGGCTGCATGGAGCCACCACGCGGTCCACGGGTCTGGTACGTCTTCAGCGACGATGTGCCCGAATCTGAGCTGATAGTGCTGATCAAGAGCGACCATGGACTGTGTTTCGCAGTACGTCCGAATGCGGGCATGGATCAGAAGATGCTCGACCGGCTCAACGAGGCTGCGGATCACGTCTTGGGTGTGGGTCTCGCCCACATCGACGTCGGGCGTACTGAAAAGCCCCCAGAGCGGAAGGAGTAGCTCACATGCCGTCAGCGCGTAGGGCAGGAAGCATCTACAAGCGGTGCGAGTGCCGTGGTGCGGGCGGCAAACTGCTGGGGAATGGCTGTCCCCAGTTGAAGAAGAAGAACCATGGCGCGGCGGCGGTACGGCAGGAACTCCCTCCCGGTGCCGACGGCAAGCGCCGATCGTTCCGGCGCACTGGATACGGAAGCGTCACGGAGGCCCAGGGCGACCTCTCCCGCCTACAGGCCATCCTTGCGCTCCCCGGTGACGACGAAGACGAACAACGCAGGGTCGGGGATTTGCTCGCTGACATTTCGAAGCGACGCGCCGACATCCCCGAACCAGCCGAAGTGCAGCGACGCCTCGGCGTCGGCGTCCCCCTCGACGGCAAGGCCACGGTCGCCGAATGGCTGGACCGCTGGATGTCGAACAAGAAGACGAGGCAGACCACGAACAACGGCTATGCCTCCCACATCCGCGTGCACCTGAAGCCGCGCATCGGACACCTGCGCCTGGACCGGCTCGGCGTCGGGCACGTCCAGGAGATGTTCGATGCGATCGCTGACGAGAGCGACGTGATCCGGGCAGAGAACGAGGCCCGACGCGAGCAGGAAGCACGCGCCAAGTGGGCCAGGCCGGGCAGGCCTCCGGCCAAGGAGCGCGAGCGCCTGGCTGCTGAGCGCGCGAAGCTCGCCGAGATGAAGCCGTACCGGAAGACGAACACCGTGGCGACCCGCCACGCGATCCGGCGCACCTTGCGAGCCGCCCTCAACAAGGCGATCGCCGAACAACTGATCACCTTCAATGCGGCCGCCCACGTCGAACTCGGCTCCAGCGCGCGCCCCAAGGGCCTGCTGTGGACCGACGAACGAGTGGCCCGCTGGCGAGAGACAGGGAAGCAGCCGTCACCCGTCATGGTCTGGACGCCCGTCCAGCTCGGCGCATTCCTCGACGAGGCCGAGAGCAGCAGGCTGTACGCGGCCTTCCACGTCATCTCGCACCATGGCCTGCGCCGCGGAGAAGCTGTCGGCGCGGACTGGGCGAACGCTCACCTCGACTCCGCACAGCCCCGCCTCGACGTGCTCACCGAACTCGTCGTCGACGGCTGGGAGGTCATCGAGACGGCGCCTAAGACAGACTCGTCGATGTCCTCCGTGATGATTGACCGAGGGACGGTGACGGTCCTCAAGGAGCACCGTGCTCGCCAACTACAGGAGCGGGACGCCTGGAATGCCAAGGCCGCCGAGGAGCGGGCGTCCGGCAAGCAGACGGCGGACTGGGTCGACACTGGAAAGATCTTCGCTGCGGAGGATGGGAGCTGGCTCCACCCCGACGTCGTCAGCAAGGAGTTCAAGCGGATCGTCGAGGCCGCGGACCTGCCTCCGATCAACCTCCGGGACTTGCGCCACGGCGCGGCCGCGCTCGTGAAGGCCGGCGGCGGAGACGTGCATGACGCCAAGGTGAAGCTCCGCCATTCGACCATCACCCTGACCGCGGACACGTACCTCGAACTGTTCACGGAGTACGAGCAGGAGCTGACGGAGAAGGCGGCCGCCGCAGTACCGCGCGCTCGGCGAGGCGAAGCCAAGGCCCCCACCCCGGACGCTGTTCCGGAGTAGGGGCCTTCAGCAGCAGCGCCGCAGCCAACAGCGCGGATGATGAACGGTTTCACGCTACGCGCCAGCACTGACAGAGTCCCCGCTGCGGCGTAGACTCGAGGACAGCGAAAGGGCCTCCGACCTGCGGGTTGGGGGCCCTTCCTGCTGGCCCCGTGCTGGCCCGAACGCCACGCAAGAGCGCGATACGCGGTGGGGTGAGATGGGGTGAAGCCTTGACGTGGCACCGAGGCAAACCGGCGCTGAGCTGCACACCTTGGGGTGAGATGGGGTGAGGCAAAGACGTCGGGGCGCGATGTCATGGGCTCTCATCAGACTTTTAATCCATTGGTTGTGGGTTCGAGTCCCACAGGGCCTACCTACTGGACCCCAGCTCAGAGCAGAAATGAGCTGGGGTCCTGTCCGTTTTAGGCCGGTCTCATGATCATTTGCTGGCCCGTAGCTGGCCCGAGAGTCCGACGATTATGGAAGCGCCAACAGCCCCCAGCCGGGCCGGGATCCCGGCTGGGGGCCGGTCAACTACCGCTGGAAGAAGTGGAGCGGGCGGCCGCCCCACGAGGGGCGGCCGCCCTGCCCCGCCTCCGGTGTCCTCTCCGGAGCCGCTCTACGAACGACTCCAACACCTTCGGCGGGCTCATCCCGCTATCGGCGCAACCGACGTGCGGCCGGTGGCGGAGGTCCTCACTTCCTCAGCGTCAAGATCAACGAAAGCATCACTTCTGGTGCTGACAGAAGATCATCGGCACCCCAGCGTGGACAGGTGCCCGATGCTCAGCCCGAATGGATCCGACTCGCCTGCCAACAGCAGGGCGACCGCATCCGCGAGGCCCGCGAGCACGCCAACCTGAGCCAGGAGAAGCTCGCCGAGAGGGCCGAGTTAGGGCGATCGACGATTCAGCGGATCGAGGCCGGTGCCGGCATCAAGTACGTGCACCTGATCGTCATCGCCCGCGCCCTCGACGTGCCGCTTGCCGACCTCGTCAGGTGACCCGCCGCCGGCGTCGGGGTAGGCACCGGCGGCGGGTCTTGGCCGCCCGCAGGGGACGTAGCGGCCGTTCATCCCTCCCGCATCGGCTCCGGCCGGGATGCGGGAGAGGTCTGGGTCTGCGCCTTCCTGCACAGGTACGGGTGGACGTACAGCGTCCCCCCCCGCCCCCGTCGGTCGGTCAACATCCACGGGCTGAGCCAGGTCTCCTTTGATGGGCTTATCGCAGCGGGCACAGAGCATCAGGAGCCGCCCTTCGAGCAGCACGGGCACGGCTGCCCGGCTGGCATGTGGGCGGTCCCCGTGCACCCGTGGTCGCCACCGAAGATCCGGGCCGTCACGCACGGCTCGCACGGCAGGACGGCATTCGAGAGACGCTTCAGGAGCCCGGCGTAGCGGTTGCCATCGCGGACGAGGCGCCACAGGGCCCGTCCGGTCTCGCATCGCCCGCTGTCGGCGACGCACTGCTCACATGTCGGTGCGTGCTGGTGCAGGGCGCGGAAGGCTGCCAGTCCAGCGGAGGCCTTGCATGCGCGGGGGAACCAGTCGTAGGCCCCGTCGAGGCGGCTCTTGCGGCGGGGGCCGAGGTCGACGGCCGTTTCGGCCGTGAGGATGACGCCGCACCAGACACAGGCCTTCCCTCGCACCTGCCCCTCCGACAGCCCGTCAAGGGCGGGGAGCACCAACAGAGCGAGCGCCTGGCGGGTGCCGTTGCTGTCCTCCAGAGCAGCCTGCAAGGCGCGGGGGTCAGTGATCCACCCGTCTTTGCCGGGGCAGACCCGCCAGTGCGGGCCACCACCCTCGGTGCGCCGGGCCGGGGGAATCGCCACGGTCGAGCCCTTGCCGAGCGCGCGCGTGCCGGCCACGTCCCACCGGGCGGCGGTGCCGATGGGGGTGAAGAAATACGTCAGCGAGGTTAGGGGGTCATCGACGACGGCGCCGCAGCGTGCACCGAGGATCGCGACGGCCGATGCTCCGATGGTGCGCGGTACGCGGATGGCGTCCCAGTCCTGTCCGGCGTCTTCGAGCGTGCAGCCTGCGGCGGACGGTAAGCGCGTGGTCGGCATCGATGGCTCCTCGGGGCGCCTGGTTGATCAGGTGCGTACAAGAGTGGCCCTGCAATTGCATCGTGCCGAGGACTCGAAGAGGTCTTTTCGCTGCCGTAAAGAGGACTTTCGTGCGCTCGGTAGGGTTGCGGCTAGCCAATTGGAGGACCCAGGGCGACACTTGCGGCAGTGCTCACCACGGAGGTGCATCAGTGGCACGCCCCGCAGGAAACACCCGCCTCAAGGCCGCACGCCTCGCGGCTGGTTACCACTCTCAGCAGGCCCTCGCCGATGCCCTCAAGGTCGGCGTCCGGCAGGTCCGCCGGTGGGAATCCGAGGCGCCGCCCTGGCCACAGCCTGAGGTAGCCCAGGCTCTCACACGGGTCCTGGGCCAGGAGTTGGAAGCGCTTGGATTCACCCCGCCCGGAAGTCATCCGGCCGGACCCGCCCGGCGCACCATCCTGACCGCAACGGGCGGGCTCGCCGCTGTCCCCACCCATGCCGTCGCCGTACAGCCCGCGACCGCAGCCGATGACTACGCGGCGGTCACCCGCTCCCACCGGAGGCTGTACTGGTCCGTCGCGCCGGCCACCCTGCATCCGACCGCGCTCGCGCACGCCACCTTCGGCTGTGCCCTGCTGCCGGAGACCGTAGGGCAGACCCGGGTCCGGATCGCTGCGGCCCTCGCCGAGACGTGGCTCCTCGCCGGACGCATCGAGTTCTTCGACATGAGGGACGCCGACCGCGCGCAGCAGACCCTGCTTCGCGCGCTCCAAGCCGCAGGCGAAGCCGATGATTCGCTGCTCGGCGCCGCGGTCCTCGCGCACACGGCGTTCATCCCCGGATGGGCCGGTGACCGAGACGATGCGGTGGAACGGATGGTGGCCGCGCGAACCTACGCCCGGCGGGGACCGGCGTCGGCCGAGCTGTTGGCGTGGCTGGACGCGGTCGAGGCGGAGTGCGAGACCCGGTGCGGGAACACGCGCACGGCGCTGCACCTGATCCGGCACGCGGAGGATCTCCTCGACGTGGGCAACGAGCACCAGTCGCCAGAGTGGCTGGACTGGTTCTCGCCGGTACGGCTGGCCGCCTTCAAGGGCAATGTGGAGCTGCGCGCCCGCCATCTCCCGCAGGCCCGGGAAACGCTGCTCGGCGTCCTTGGCGCGCTCGACCCTGCCGAGGAGAAGCAGCGGACGGTCGTGCTCGGAGATCTCGCATCCGTCGAGGCAGCGGCCGGTGACCCCGATGCGGCGTGCGGGTACGCGCTGCGGGCGCTCGATCAGTTGGAGCGGACCTGGTACGCCATGGGCATGGATCGGGTGCGGGAGGTGCGGCGCGCTCTGGCGCCGCACCAGCACGAGCAGTGTGTGCGCGACCTCGACGACCGCCTCTATGGCTGGTCAACGACCGTCAGTGCCCTCAGCCGTTGAACTCGCCGATCAGGCCGGGCAGTTCCAGGAGGCTCTCGACCCTGAAGGTCGGGAGCTTCACTGCTTCCTCGGTGTTCCACTGGATCGTCGCCCACGGGCCGCGGTGGACGAGGGCGGTGTGCATGCCTGCCGCGGCGCCCGGGCGGAGGTCGTTGTCGACGCGGTCTCCGACGTAGAGGATCTCGTCGGTGGCGACCGGGGTGACCTCGGCGACCCGGCGGAAGAACTCGGGGTCCGGCTTGCTGGCGCCCCAGTCGTCCGAGGTGCCGATCAGGTCGACGTCGTCGGTGAACAACTTGCGCAAGAGGCCTCCGGCGCGGACCGTCTGGTTGCCCGCGATGCCCAGCCACAGCCCGTCCGCTCGGAGCTGGTGGAGGGCGGGGCGCACGTCGGCGTACAGGTCGTCTTCGCCGAACCATTCAGGCTGGCCGGCGGCAGCCCGCTTCTCGCGCTCGTCGTACAGGTCGAAGCCTGGCCGGAATTCCTGGAACACCTCGCGGTAGTCACGGCCCTGGGCGATGACCGCGCCGAACATCGAGTGGAAGGTATGCCGAGGTACACCGAGCCAGTCGGCCCATGTGCCGTACTCGCGGGTTTCGTCTACGAGGCACTCACCAACGTCGAAGATCACAGCTCGAATCATGTCGGCAGCGTAGCCGGACGCACGAAAGCGGCCCCGCTCTCCCGGAGGAGAGCGGGGCCGCGGTCATGGGCTGATGTCGTGCAGGTACGGGCGCACCTCGTCGGGGACGGGCTGCGGTGGCGGTGGTGGCTCCAGGCGCTGCTCGCGCATGTACCCGACCAGAGAGCGGGCCCACCCGGCGAGGTAGCGGAGCGCGAAATCCTGGGCGGTGATCCGGCCTCGGTCCCGTTCAGACTGCTCCTTCTGCTTGCCCAGCTCCGTCTTCACCTCGGTCAGACTGGTGCGCAGTTCGCCGACGATGGTGGTGAAGTCGTCGCGGCGCTGCTGCCCGCGCGGTTGCCGACGGCCGACGATGGCAGTGATGACCGCACCCAGGGCGGTGACGATGGCGACGGCCAGCGCGGACAGCGCGGTCAGCATCTCAGGTCTCACGCACGCGCTCCGTTCGTGCCGGTGGCTCGTCCCAGCCGATCGCCACCAGGCACACGGCTCCGAACGCACCGAAGATCAGGGCTGCGATCCAGCCCCGCGGGTATTCACCGAGCGGCCACCACGCCACCAGGAACGCCATCGACCACGGGGCGGTGATCGCCCACACGGCGAGGAACCCGGGCCAGTCCCTACGCGGGGGCAGCCACGCACAGGCCAGCGCAGTCACGCCAGCCGCGATCCACGCCCAGCCCCAGGCTTCGAGGGGCATGAGCTTGAGGAGCAGGCAGAGTCCGCGCCGGTCGCGGACCGGCTCGGCGATCTGCCCGTAGCCGTAGAGGGTGGCGATGGTGCCCTTGAGGATGAGAAGGGTTCCGCGGCGGCCTAGCTGCTGGCCGAGCCGCCGGGCCGCCGCGCGCATCACACGCCCTTGACGAGGCTCGCGGAGTTCTTCGTGCCGAACGCTCTGGCCAGCATGCCCTTAAGCAGGGTGCCCCCGGCGGCGATCCCGGCTGCGGCCATCGTCTCCCAGAAGGAGGCGTGGAACATGTCGGCGGGCCCGGCCGCCACGGCGACGCCACCGGCAGCGACGACTGCGGTGGCAAGGGTGCGCTCGGCGAGGTCGCGAGCGTAAGTGCCAGCCGTCTTCACGACGGTCTCGGCATCAGGCAAGTGGAGCTGAGACATGGGTGGTTCCTCTCGTAGATCAGGCGGTGACGGTGAAGCCGTGCCGGGCGGCGAGGCGGCGCAGAGACGCGGCGCCGGGGATCCCGTCGGCGCCGGTGCCGACGTAGCCGCCGCCAGCTGGAGAGCGCTGCCAGCGGGCATACGCCTCCAGCGTCTTGGTGCCGAAGCTGCCGTCGACGTACTGGGAGGCGAGCAGGCCCTCGGCCTTGAGCGCCTTCTCGACGGTGAGGACCTCGGCCTTGTGAGTGGTGTGGCCCTGTGCGGCGGCCGGGTCGTGGCGGGCCGCGTACACGACGTGCGCCAGGGACACCTTCGGCTTCGCCGGGGTGGGCTGGGAAGGCTGGGTGACGGTGCCGCCCGGCCGGGGCGCCCCCTTCTGCACCCACGCGTACAGCTTCGGGCCCGGGCACGAGGTGGCGTAGCCGTCCTTGTGGCCCTTGACCTCAGTTCCGGCGCCGTGCTTGCGCAGCAGCTCAATGCCGTCGCGGATCGCGCCGAGCATGGCGTCCGTCGGTTGGATGAGCCCCTCGCTGCCCACCAGGCCAACGATCGCGTAGTGCGCCTTGTTGAGGTCCTGGTTCCCGTTGGCGCCGGTGCGCTTGCCGATGCCGCGGCCCTCGAGGAGATAGCCGTGCGGGCAGGCCCCGTAGTTGTAGGCGATGTCGGAGTAGTTCTCCTTGGTGTTCGCCAGGTGGGACTTACGGATGGCCTTCCACTCGGCGATGCACGCCTCGTGGTCGGTGAGCAGCTTGGTGCTGACCTCGGTGCCCTCGTAGTGGACCTTGACGCCCTTGGTGGACGTCTGTGTCGGTGCTTCCGAGGCGGGCCAGCCGAGTTGGGATCTGGTGACGAGCTTCAAAGCAGGAACTCCTGACATGAGAAAGGCCCCGGCCGATGGGCTCGGGGCGTACAAGGTCATGAGGGGCTACGACACCTCGGGTTGGGGGTCGAGCAGGGTGGCCGACATGATCGTCATAGGCTTGCGGCACACCCTCAGGCCGCACACGACGGTCGGGTTGCCGCCGTTCGAGTACAGCTCCGCCACCTCGAAGCTCTGTGCGTAGTTCGGACAGTTGGGATTGTCGTCCCGGACCACGGCCGCGTAGTACATGGCCGGCAGGAACGTGACCGGGTCGGGGGCCGGCAAGGGTTCCAGCTCGCCCGAAGCGTCCGTGTTCGTCTCACTCACAGTCCGATCACCATCCAGTTGACGACAGTTGCGGTCGTGTTGGTGCGGGTCACCCACACCGTCAGGCCGCCGGCGGTGACGGCGGTGGTGCCGACGCCGGTCACGTTGGTGCCGGGGGCTGCGGTCTGCGCGGCGGCGAACGCGTAGAAGGTGCTGCCCTGGACGTCGAGGCCAGACACGACCTGCGAGGTGGGGGTGTTCGCCGCGGAGGGGGTGATGCTGACCGTGCCGTAGGCCCAGCTGGCGGCGGTCAGGATCCCGGTGAGGTCCAGGTCGCACGGTCCGCTCTCGCCCGCCCCGTCGAGCTCCCGGAAGCCGTTGAACAAGGCGGTCGCTCGCCCGCCAGCTACCGAGTTGAGGTCCATGACAGCGGCCCAGTCGGTTTCCTTGGTGGAGCCAGACGAGAACTGCAGGTTGGTGCCGCTCTCGGGAATCGTGTCGTAGGAGACCCTGGCCGGCACGTCGGCGATCTGGGATTCGACCGGCCGGAAGTTCAGCTCGCCGGAGGTCAACGATGCGGTTACGGGGATCTCGTCGATGCCCAGCTTGCCGTAGGTGGTCAGGCCGCCCCCGAGGTCGTCGGTGGGGCCGAGTTCGGCGAGCAGGGTCTGTCCGTCGTCGCTGTAAATGCGCAGCCTGCCGACGGTGGCGTAGCCCATACGGCGGGCCGCCCGCAGTTCCTTCATCTGCTGCTCGAGGGCGGCGACCTTCCGGGCCAGCGTGGTGGGGTCGGTGGGCAGTTGGTCGAGCTGTTTGGGCATCATTCCTCCACGAGGATTGGGCGGACACGGTCGGCGCCGGCGTCGAGCTCCCAGGCCCAGCAGCGCGCGGTCACATCAGCTCCCCGCGGGTGTCGGGGGGAGCTCTCCACGGCCAGGTGGACGCTGTCGCCAAGTCCCCAGTCCTGACCGAGCCGTGGTGCCTTCGAGGCGACCGCCTCGACGCTCCACACCTGGCCGCCCGGAGCCATCAGGGCCAGAGTCTGGGCGGCGTGGGCATTCAGCTGGTCGGGGTCGGTGACGCCGGTCGCGGGCGTGTACCGGTACTCCCAGCGCGGCCACCCGGCAGAGATCAGCGCAGACGCCTGGTACGTGCTGGAGGAGAGACGAGAGGAGCCCTCGCCCTCGCCGCGCGCGATGACGACGGTGGCCCCCTTGCCCGCCTCATACGACTCGGCGAGCGAGTAGGCGTTGACGCAGCCCGGGAAGTCGAAGGTCACCGCGGTCTCGGTCTGGATGCCGATCGCCTTGCGCACCCGTAGTGGGAACTGGAAGCCGCTGTGCGCGCCGTTCCAGACGACGTCGATGGTCCACTCGGGGCCGCCGTCCAGGCCCATGACCTCGTTCAGGCAGGCCAGGATCGTCTTGTCGTCGCCGTCGTCCGCCAGGTAGTCCATCGTCGTGCCGGTGGCCACGCTGTCGATGACGAACGGCGGCCCGTTGGTGAGCGCCGGTGTGGCCAGAGCAGCCATGACGGACGCTTGGTCGGTGGACAGGAGAGTCTGGGTGCCCGGGTAGCGGGCGCCTAGGTAACTCTCCAGGGTGGCCGCGCCGAACTGCACGGACTGAGCGCTGCCGCCCTCCCGGGGCAGCACCGCGCCCGCCCAGACGGGCAGATCGGTGCCCGTGTCGACAGCGACCAGGACGGTACTGCCCGGTGTGGTGGCCTCTTCCCAGTTCGCCTTGGCGCCGGGCAACGCGAGCTCGAACTGCACGGTGGTGCTGTCGCCAAGCTTCCTCGACAGGGCGCCCTGGGCCTTGAGGGAGGGCAGGTCCTCGATGATGCCGCCCGTGCGCAAGTCGCAGCCGAACCAGGCCAGCTCGAGTGCAGTCATGCGACCGCGACCGGCTCGACGGCCAGCAGGCCGTTGTCCGCGCGGGTCACGGTGGTGAGCGTGCCGACGGAGCTGAACAGGTATTGCGGGGTCAGGGTCACGGACGCGCCCGGTGTCCAGGACCGCAGGACGCGGCGGGTTCCGTAGTTGCGGGCGCCGACCGTGGACAGGCCGTTCGCCTCGCTCGCCACCTCGGTCACGCCACCGGAGGCACGCCAGGCCATCCACCCGGATGCGGTGCCCGTGTTGGTGTTCATGACGGCACCGCCGATGCTGATCCACACCAGGCCGCTCGGCGGCACGGTGAAGGTCAGCGGCGGCCAGTTCGCCGAGGGGAAGTCTGTGAAGCTTCCGGCGGTGAAGCTGCTGGGCTGGCTGACCTGCGCCTGGTACAGCGGCGTGTAAGGGCTGATCTGCCGCCAGTTGCTGCCGTTCCACCGCAGCAGGCCGGAGCCGTCGTCGTAGTACTGGCCGACGTACAGGCCGGTCGGCGCGGACGAGGCGGGCAGGATCCCGCCAGGCGCCACCGTGTACGGCCGCACCGCCGTAGACACGGAGGCGGTGCCGCCGTTGGAGACGGACAGGACGCTGATCGTGGCGAGCGGCACGTAGATCTGGGTGCCGGCCGGAGTAGGGGCGACCGGCGAGGCGGACGCCGTCCCGGCCAGGTAGACGATGTCTCCCTTGAGCAGGCCGGACGCGTCGACCGAGTTGTCCCAGATCCGCAGATAGACCAGGTCGATGCGGTTCAGGGTGGCGTGCGCGGCCGTGTATGTGCCTGGGGACACGGTGGACGGGAACGCGGCCCGGTAGACGCCCTGCCCGGGGTAGGCAACGAGGGCGACACCGGCCGAGCAGTTGATGGTGGTGCCGGCCAGGGTGACGGTCAGGCCCGGGTCGCCCGGGCGCACCCCCGAGCGGGAGCCGAGAGCGGTGCCGTTGCCCATGGACAGCAGGGAGTCGACGTTGCGGGCTTCCAGGCCCGAGAACGAGAGTGTGTCGAGGGCCCACACGTCTACCGGCATGGCTGCCTCCTCACATCCAGGCCGAGCGCCAGGTGGCGGTCAGGCGTGCGGTCGCGTTGTAGGTCGAGGACTGGAACTGGTACGTGACGGCGGCCCCGGCGGGGATCGTGGGCCACCCGGCCGGGACGGTCAGGAAGCGGCGCCTCGATACCGACCCGTTGAGCAGGACGGTGCGGGCATCGGTGTCGATGGTCAGGACGTCGCCGCTGGCCAGGTCCAGGGAGTAGATGAGCTGCCGCACCGTGCCATCCGGGTACAAGGCTGAGACGGACGGTGCGACGACCGGGCCGGTGATGGTGAGGACCGGGCGGGTGTCGACGTTTCCGGCGTTCACCGCGGTGATGGATCCGGCCACCGCCGTCGCCGAGAAGGTGATCGGGAAGGTGACCGGGAAGGTGAGGCCCCCGGTTGTGGACGGCAGCGCGGTCGTGCCGGTGCTCAACGTCGTGCTGTAGCGGCGCGGATCCGGGGCCGTCACCAGCACGGAGAACGAGGCCTTCGTGTCGGTCAGGTACTGCATGATGGGCCTGCCCGAACGCCTTACCACAGCCTGCTTCGGGGTGGTCTCCCACACGGTCAGCAGTGTGTCGGTGAGGCCAGCCGCTGCCCGGAGCTGGTCCATCGCCGATTCGAGCAGGGCCTGGGAGGGGGCGAGGATGGTGCCGCCCAGGGTGATCGGCCGGGAGGAGAGATAGACCGGGGATGCCCAGGCCCCATGGTCGGCCTCGCGGTCGGTGAACTCCGACCGAGAGTCCGGGGAGTCCCAGCCCTCCAGGGTCATCAGGCGCCAGTCCACGCCGGAGGCGTCGACCGCCCCCAGCGTGACCGCCCCCAGCGTGGCGCTCATCCCGTCCATCCCGCTCCCTTCCTCAGCCGACGAACGTCATGTGGCGGGCGACGTCCATGGCCTGTTCGGCAGTGGTCTGACCGGCGCCGTACAGGTTCACGGTGATCTGCTTGGTGGCCTCCCGGGCAACCGCCGCCACGGATGCACCGCCCCCGTACCGTCCGGCCGGGGTCAGCTGGTAGCCCATGGAGGCTGCGGTCTTGGCGAGCAATTCCCGGGAGCGTGCCGAGCTGTTCCACGGGATCCACGACTCCGGCACGCCCGCCTCGGCGCCGAGGACCATCGTGGGCCGGGTGAGGATGCCGCCGGCCGCCATGGCCTTCCCACCCTGCTGGGTCCACTGCCGCACGAACGTGTCCTTGTTCGCCGCGGGCAGGGCCTTGATCTGCGCCGCCATCTTGGGGACCAGAGCTCGGATGGTGGCCACGTCCAGGCCCGCGGCGATCAGCTCGGCGAACCCGCGGCCCGTACCGCCGCGCAGAGTCGACAGCAGCGTCAGGGCGTTCGTCAGATCCTCGCCGGACAGCGTGCCTTGGGCGGCGCCGACGGCCTTGTTCGCTGCCGAGGCCGCCTTGCTGTCGCCTGCCGCCTGGTGGGCGAGGGCCATCGCGGATGCGTCGCCTTGTGCGGCGAGCGCCTGGGCGAGGTCCCCGAACCCTGCCGCTGCCAGCTTCTGGAGGTCCGCGGCGAACTGCTGGGACTCCTTCGTGCTGGCGCCGAGTTGCTTGGTGAAGTCCGCAAGGGTGGCCTTGGCGAAGTCCCCGGTTTTCTGGAGCTTCGAGATGATCGATTTGAACTGCTTGTCGCTCGCCCCGGCGAGGGCGTTGACCAAGGCGTAGCCCTCCTCGCCCATGCCCTCCAGCATGGCCTGGAGTTCCTTGCCGCCCCGCTGCCCGATCCGGGTGAGGCTCTTGCGCCACCGCTCCGTGTCGGCCACGGACTCGTTCAACTGGGTCTCATACGCCTTCAGGTTGAAGCCGGTGGGCGCCTTCGCTCCTTTCCTCAGCCCCAGTTCGGCGTCGGCGGCGTAGACGTCCTTGCGCTCCTTGGCGACCGTCCGGTCGGCGGCACGCTTCGATGACCTCGCCTTGTCGACCCGTTCCTGAGCCGAGCGCAGTTGGGCCGCCGTGTGGTGGCCCTTGCGGACGGAGGCGAGGTTCTTCTCCGCGGACCGCAGGGTGTCGGCGGCTTTCTTCTGGTCCGTGAGCGCCTTGGTGAGGTCAGCCCACGCCTTCTTGAGGTCTTCGATCTCCTGGTCGTAGCGCTGCTTCGCATCCGACGGGCCGCCGAGGACCGGCATGCCCGTCGGGGTGTACGTGAAGCCGCCGAGCAGGCCTCCGGAGGCGTACCGGCCGGCGTTGAGGCGGTCGAACATGGCCACGCCGTACTTCGCGACGGACGCGGCCTTGACGACGTACTCGCCGTTGGACAGCAGCGCCGGGATGCTGTCCGAGGTGCTGGTGCCCGGGCCGCGCACAGCGCCCCCGAAGGGGATGAACTGCGGCATGCCACCGTCGGCGTACCCGACAATGCCCCCGTGCGCGCGCTTACGCAGCATGGGGGGCACGTTGTCCCCGGACTGGACCTTCTTGTAGTACTCGGTGGTGTAGACACCGACACCGACGCTCTTACCCGTGATGTTGTTGATGGCCCGCTGGATGTCGGCGGCGGCGGCCTTGGGCGTGCCAGTCGGGATGGTGATGATGACCTGCTTGCCCTTGGTGTTCTTGATCTTGAATCCCAGGGCTTCCAGCTGGGCGCGGGCCTCGGCGGTGGGCGCCTTCATCGTGAGGGTGCGGCCCTTCATGGAAGCGATCTTGCTCTTCACCGCTTCCAGGTCGCTGATCGCGCCATCGGTCTTCGCGTCGACCTTCGTGGCCACCGAGACCGGGAGCTGGGCGTAGGAGCCCACCAGCTTCTCGATGGCGTCCTTGGAGAACCCGGCCGCCTTCATCTGCGCTTTGAGCAGGCCGATGTCCTTCTCCAGGACCTTCTGGCCAGCCGTTTGCGAGTTCGACTGCTCGGCGACCGCCTGGGCGTGTGCCATAGCCGCCTTGGCCGCGTCGAGGAACGCCCCCTTGACCGCGCGGCCCTTCTCCGAGGCCACGTCCAGCGAGTGACCGTTCTCCTTCACCGCCGCGCTGAGGTCGGCGAGAGACTGCCGGAAGGAGATCTCCTGCTGAGCAGCGTCGATACTCGTGCCGTTCAGCCCCTGGAGCGCATCAGACAGCTTCTCTGCCTCGGTGCGCTGATCCTGGATCTGGTCGGCGGTCAGGCCCATCTGCTTCGCCAGCTCAGCCTGGGAGTCCCCGGACAGCTTCGCCTGCGTGTCCGTCTGCGTCAGCGCCTCGGCATAGCCGGGAAGCAGCGTGCGCAGCTTGTCCGTCGACGTTCCCTGGGCCTCGGCTTCTTTCGCCAGCCGGTTGAAGGCGCTCGCCGCCACGTCCGGGGCGCCGCCCTCCACCAAGCTCTTGAGGGCTTCGTCCATGGCCGTGAGCTTTGCCCGGGCCTCGTCCAAGCCCTGCGAGTCCGAACCGAGGTGGGTGATCGTGTAGAGGGAGTCGCCGATACGGTCCAGGACGCCGGGGTGAGCGAGGCGGGCGGCGGCCTCGCCGAAGCCGTCGAGGTCCTTGCCGAACTTCTTACTCAACTCGCCTGCTGCGTTGCCGGTCTTGGCGAAGCCGATGAGGGCGTTGCCCAGCTTCGTCACGTTCGGCGGTGCGTCCGCGAATGCTGCCTTCAGCTTGTCCGCGCCATACGACATGGCTTCGAGGGTCGCTATGACGATCCCGAGCCGTCCCAGGCCGTTCATCAGGACCCGGGTCCGCGCGGCCGTGACGCCCAGCGCCGCCAGGGCGGTGCGGGTCGCGGCGATCCTCGGCAGCAGCAGAAGCAGCCCGGTGACGACCAGGGTGGCCGCGCCACCGACGCCGGTCAGCAGCGTGACCGCGTGCTGAAGGCTGGGCGGAAGGTCGTTGTACGCGTTGACCAGGCGGGTGACCCACTGGGTCATGTCACGAAGGGCGCCGTTGGCCGACGAGCCGCCCTCAATCAGCGCGGTCTCGATGGCGCCGCGCAGCCGCTCCAGGTCGCCGACGAGGTTGTCGGTCTGCATGGCCGCCATACGGCCAGCCGCGCCCTGGTCGTTGACGGCCTTGGTGTACTTCGTGATGCCGTCGGCGCCGAGCTCGTACAGGATCGTCGCCGAGCGCACCGCGTCCGCCCCGAAGATCGTCGCGAACGCGGCGTTGCGGGCCTCGGGGGTCAGGCCCTTGAAGGACGACTGGAGGTTGCCGGCCAGCTTGGTCAGGCCGACAAACTTGCCCTGGCTGTCGTAGGCGGTGAAGCCCAGCTTGTCCATCATGGTGCGGGCTTCGACGGACTGCGGGACCAGACGCTGGAGCATCACCTTCAGCGACGTGCCCGCGTCCGAGCCGATGAGGGCGTGGTCGGCGAACGCCGCCAGCGTCCCCACCGTGTCCTCGAAGCTGAGCCCCGTCTGCTTGGCGAGCAGGCCGCCCTGACGCAGCGACATTCCGAGCCCGCTCATGTCCGCGGCGCTCTTGTTCGCCGCCGCACTGAGGACGTCGGCGACGTGGGTGACGTCCTTGCCGCTCAGGCCGAACGTGTTCATCGCCTGAGCCGCGATCACGGCGCTGTCGGCGAGGTCCATCTGCCCGGATGCGGCCAACGCCAGCGTGCCTTTCAGGGCGCCGCCGGTGATGTCCGCGACCTTCACGCCCGCGCGCGCCAGTTCCGCCTCGGCGTCCGCGGCCTGGGTGGCTGTGAACGAAGTGGTCTTGCCCGCCTCCAGGGCCGCGGCCCGGAGCTGCTTCATCTCCTGGGCGTTGGCGTTGGTGACGGCGCGGACGTTCGACATCGCCTTGTCGAACTTCGCCGCCGACGCGGCGGCGACCGCAAAGCCCGCGACCATGGCGGTGCCGACCGCCGCGCCGGCCCCGGCGAGGCGGGAGGTGGAGTCGGCGGCCTGCCGCATCCCGCGCGTGTACTGGTTGATGTCCGCGCGCAGCCGGACGGTGACGGTACGGGTGGCCACGGTCTCACCCCCTCGTCAGTCAGTGGCTACGTGCGGCGTTCGAGGTGGACGTGCAGGCCCTCCGGCTTGCCGCCCTTGTCCTGGTAGGCGCTCACGGCCTGGGCGGACGCGGTGCAGGCGTGGCAGCGGATCAGCTCGGCGTCGTAGCCGCCCTCAGCCTCGCGGGCGGTGGCCTCGCTCCAGGGCTGGTGGCACTGCGGGCAGGAGTCGGCCTCGACGTGCAGGAGAGCGAGCGCCCAGCTCCGGTCTTCCGGAAGCCACAGCGGCTCGCCCTCGCGCACGACGCGGCCCATGAACACGGACCGGGGTACTCCCCAGGCCCGTGCGGCTTCTATTTCTCGCCGCCAAGGGCCGCCAGGAGTGCGGAGGCGGCCAGCGAGAAAGGGACGATCTCCGAGCTGTTGTGGACGTCCCAGGCCGCGTCGAACAGCCGCTTGATCTCACCCTGGTTGAGCTTCTCGAACAGCTCGGCGGCCTGCTTCTCGGTCATGACCGGGTCGACGCAGGACGCGGCGATCAGGGCCTTGGGGAAGTCGGCGTTGAACAGCTCGTTGTCGTTCTCGGACGGGTGCGCGGCGAGCAGGTCCGAGTACGCCTTGTCCCCGATGTAGCGCAGGACAAACGGCACCTCGGCGGCCTTGATCTGCTCGCGCACCGCCTTCAGCTCGGCGGCGACCTTCCGGCCCGGGTGCACGTCGGTGAGGTCGGCCGGCTCCCACTCCTCGGAGACCTTCGCGAGCTCTTCCGCCAGCCGGTCCGCCTGGCCCGCCAGGTCGCCCCGGACGCACACCTTGACCGTGCGCTCCCGGGGCGTGGCCTGCGCCAGGATGGCGTCGATGCTCTGCCCCATCAGGCAACCACCGCGTCCGTCGCGGGCGCGTCCGTGACCTTGATCGGAGCCGTGAACTTCGACACCTCGTTCGCGGCCGGGGGGATGTTCGCGCGCTCGCCGCAGATCGCCGGGTACACCTCGACCTGCTGGCCGGTGGCGAACGCGGTCTCGAACGCGATGCCACGGCGGACGATCATGTAGCCGGTGACCCCGTACTTCAGGGTCGTGTACGGCAGGTCGTCGGTCGGGTTGTCGCCGCGCTTCATGGTCAGCTCGTTCTCGAAGCCGATCCTGCCGACGGTCTTGGTGTCGAAGCGGCTCGCGAGGGACGAGGTGTCGACGTCGGCGGTCGTCGGGTCGGCCTTCAGGCCGTCCGGCGTGATCCGCTTGGTCAGGTCGAGTGCGTTGTTGCACTCGGTGGCGGTCGGCGCGTTGATGTTCGCGATGGACGAGGCCCACACCACGCGGGTCTTGCCGTCGCTGATCAGGTCACCCATGAGGTCCTCCAGGGCATGAGAAAACCCCGGCCAGACCGTGGCCAACCTCACCGTCTCCGTC